GTTTCATAACTTTGTTCTAGCTGAACTAGTTGACGTATTGTTGGTTCAACCCAAGTTTCAGAAAAAATTCTTAAATCGTATTCACCAATTGCTGATGCAGCTCCACTTATAAGTTGCATTCCACCAACAGTTTCATTTAATGATTTGTTAGATTGCACTGAACTTGTAGAAAAATTTCCAGCAATTTCATCAAAGTCTAAGTTTAATCTATCTTGCTCAATGTAACTTGATTGCGTAACATCAGGCGCTCTATTAATAACAACATCCGAAGACGGATCTTCCATTAATACAACACCGCCAGGTGTACTGCGAACCAGCGCGTTAAGATCAATATTCCTCCCTTGGCGGGCAAACATTCTTCCATTTAGTGCTAGTTTTATATTGTCAAGTCTCTGATTCGCAATATCGTTGGTTTCCTTCTGAATTTCAGAAGTTAACGAAACTTTTGATTGAGGGTAAATTTTATGTGCTTCAAGAACAGTGTAACCCATTGTGAAAGGTCTAACCCCATGTAAGTACACTTCTTCAACTGGTCTTGGTGTTGTTAATAGTTGCTTTGTAGAAAGTGAATAGAAGTGATAATCCTTACCATCTTTTTTAACAAAGTTTTCATGTACCCAAATAATTTCATAATCACCAACTGTTTTAGTTGAGGTGTCAGTACTGTCTTCTCTATAATCTTCTCTAGCTGAACGAGTAGAGTCATTCTTCATACTACCATCAGATGAACCTGCTATTGTATCTTCGTCATAAGTTTTCCACTTACCCATGCCTGTCTTAGGATCACGCTCTTTCATTTTAGCTTTAATGTCGTGAATATACATTGGGATACAGTAGATCACATAAGGTGAACTATTGATTGGATCCATCCAATCTGAACCAGGATCAACTCGTAAATTTTCTGGTGCGATTAAATCTATTACAGGCTTGTCACTAATAATTTCTACTTCATCTTCAACTTTACCTTTAAGTTCACCATCAACGTCTAGTAGTGGTAAACCGTTTTCATCAAACTCTGGTACAAAACCTGATCTAATTTTTTTCTCTGAATATTCCCAATAGTTTTTAGTAGCACATACACCTGTAACTTGTGCATCTTGAAATGCTCCCACTACAGTTAAGAACCATGGAATAGTTTTTTCTAAACGATAGTTAATAATCTTATTCATGATTTTAGCACTTGCTACTTGTGCAGGATCACGATCATCTTCTGGGCGAATACTAACCATATCTTTAGTAGAGAAGAAAGCGGCCGCACATGCAGCTTCGTTCTTACGCACACTTGCTCTAGTCTTTGGTCTAAAAACTTTACTTCTATTTTTATAAGTGTCCGATGAATATTTTGATCCTTTTGGATGCTCTGAATTAAACGCTCTTAAATTTGATTCCCAATCATGTCTTAAATTAGCATCAATAAAATCAGTAGACTTTTCAAATGCATTTTGTGCTAACTTCAAAAATGCTTTATCTTTTTCATTACCTGTAGCAGTTGATTGGTCTTCGGAATTATCTTCGTATTCTTCCATAATGTTTTCCTTTAAAATAATTTGAGGTCTTCTTGATGATAAGGGCCTGCACCTCTTTTAATATTATATCTTTCTAAAAATTCACCACCTGCACGAACTACAAGAAGTAATCCTGGGTCATTTTTTAGTGCGTCAATCTTAACGATAAATCCATACTTTTCACTGAGGACAAAATTTCTAATAGTAACAATGCCGTCACTAACACTTGCGGTTACTCCCCAAGCATGACCTGGATAATGTTCATTTAATTTTTCTGAGACTTTTTTAGATAGTTCAATATCCGCTAATGGAATAGGAGCGTTGCCGTCTTTATCTTTAGCTTCGTCATGATATTGTAAAGGGCTAATTAGTTCAGACATTAAGGATAATCCTCTTGCCTAAATTCTCTATCGCCAGAAAACTCATAAACTACAGGTCGAGTGTAATCTTCATCGTAGTAATCAGGGTCTGCGTCTAATATTAATTGTATCCAACTAATTTCCATTGTATGCCTCCATGACAATTAAATGTTTGTAAATGTATGTTTATTTTTTTTTAACATAAGCATAAAACATGCTTATGTTTGATAATTTAATAATGTTTTTTTTAGTTTCGTATTTTACTTTGGTCTTAGCAGGCGTTCCTACTTATCTTTAATTTCTACAAAGATAGTTCTATTGTAAGTACGCCCACCAGAAGTTGTAATTTCACATTTAACTTTGTAAGTTGTGCCATTAGTTCCACCTGATACAAAAACAGTTGAAATCCCAGCACTAGTAAAACTTTCAGTTACCTTAGTAAGTCCTGTATCTGGAGTAAAAGTACTACCAGTAACAGTCTCAGAATTCTCTAGTAATGAACCAAAGTTAATCTGATAATCTAAAGTTTCATCAGGATCTTTTACAAAGTATGCCATGTTACGCTACTGTAAATACGCCAGCGGCATTTATTACGATAGTAAATGTACCTGCTGTAGATGCAACTGATCCACCACTTGTATTTAAATCAACATAAGCAATTAATCCATCACTTGCATGTGTATCTGAATATAACGCAGCATATTTAGCTGTAATTGTAACAGATGATCCAAACGTAATATCATCACAGTCAAATTTAACTGTTCCACCAGACTCTGTAACCGTTGGGTTAGCAATAGTCTGAACACTGTAATCACTATCGGTTACTTCATTAGTTAAATCTGAAATAGTCGAATGCGTTGCCGCTGGTGAATAACTTGTTGTTAGTAGTTTGCATTTTAGTGTATCGCCATTTAGGTCGATATCACCATTTATAATTCTTTCTTTGCCATCATTGTAGATGACCCATGAGCCTGCAGCCATAATTTTTTCCTTTATTAGTTATGCAACTCTCTGTACGTCATTGCCGTTTTGGTCATTGACTTGTTGTGAGATCTTGCGAGATTGTTCTTGTGCAATTTTTGTTACCACTAAATCATTTCCGTCTGCACTTAGGAAATTAGCAACAAGCAGTCTGCTTTGTTGCTGTGGTGCGATAGTTCTTCCTGCTGGCTCAAAAGATCCAGTTAATGGAAGAGGGGCTAAAGTTGTAAATTGGTAACTGCCTACATTTAAAGGTATCGTATTACCAATTCTTAAATTGATTTGTTTACCTGCGGTACTTAATGTTTCAACACCTAAGTTAGCATTAATACCAATATTTAAACTAGCTGACTTAACTGCAACAGCCAATGAACTATTACTTACGTTAAGTGTGTTTCCAATTATTAATGAAGGTTGATAACCAACAGTTGTAAATTGATTACCTAAACCAACTGGAATGTTATTATCAATTCTTAAATTAGATTGTTTACCTTCAATAGCTAATGTTCCAAGACCTGCACCAATCGTGTTACCGATAACCAATGATACTTGATATTGAGCATCAAATAGTGCTGTATAACCAACAGAAATATTTTGATCTATAATTTTAGATATTTGTTTACCAGTAACTGTAAGTTGATTACCTAATCCAACATCTATATTACAACCAAGACTTAAACTAGGCTGTTGGCCTATAACATTTAATGTTTTAGTGCCAACACTAACAGCATTACCAATTTTTAAATTAACTGTATTGCCTGTAGTATTTATTGTGCCACTATTTAAGCTAATTGCATTTCCAATACTTAATGATGGCTGATAACCAACACTTGAGCCTAATGACGATGCATTAGGATAAACTTTTACATCAGTAACAACATCAGCTACTTGTTCAGCTATTGTTAAACTGGTTACTCCAACACTTAAATTATGACCAAGTATGGTGCCAACTTGAAACGATTGACTAGCTTGGCCACCCAATTGTGTAGTTATAACTTGATCAATGACAGTTGAGACTTGCTCAGTATTTGTAGCTAGTGCAACTGCACTTGGATATAAATTAGCTGTACCAATAATAGTTGTTGGTAACGGTGAAAAAGTTAAACTAGTTAAACTTGGTTGTATAATAGGTGTCGAGTTGTAACTAACTGCACTACTCGTAATACTTAAACTTGCTGTACCAGAGTTAGCTACAAGTGGTGTACCTGTTAATATAATAGCATCGTCACTTGCGATTGTTAGTCCGCCTGTTCCCACTGCTGATTGACAGTCCGTATGAACTGTTACTTGGTAAGTTGCATCAAAGATTGCAGTGAACCCTACGGTCACTATCATATCTGATCGCCAAGCAACCTGCTTAGTACTTGTAGTTAACGAACCAACACCAGTAGTTAAACCACCAATACCGAATTCACCAATTCCAAAACCACCAATACCAAAGCCAGCCATGATTAATTAAACCCGTATTTTTTAGCCACTTCATCTAAGGCAGCTATTTTTTGTTCAACAGGGCGCATCTTTCTTAATAAGTTAGCTTCTTTTTTTCTGCGTGTGTCGTACTTGTCACCAAAATTATCTAAATTTTTAATAGCTCCATTCCAATCACCATTAGTAATTTGTTTCCAAAAGTTTGGAGTTTTAGATTCTAAATCACCATATTGAAATGCAACTGACGCTATAACTGTCTGAGCAGCTTCAGGTAAACCATAAAAAGATTGTCCTGTTGTTGCTTCAAAAGATTTATTTAATTTTGATAGTGCTTCGTTCTTAGCAAATTTGTTTACGGTTAGAACTTCTTCATCAGTTAAGTTTAAATTTTTATAATCTAAATTTAATGCGTCTTTACCTTTAACACCTAAGTAAGGTCTCATCTTTGCAATTAACTCAGGTGGTAGACCTGCTAGATCTGCATTCTTACGTTGTCCTAAATCAAAACCACTCGCAATAGTAACACCAGAGTTACCTAATACTTCACCATTCTTTGTTGGTACATAGCCAGTAGATTTTGTACCTTCTAATTCTTGTATAAAACTAAAGTCACCTAAAAACCGCTCCCCATGAGTAGGTTTTTTTACTGGTAGCGGTATTACATTGTTATTTTGTATTGTTGCTGGGTTAGGAATAATTTCACCCTTACCATTTTCGCCAGTCATTAATAACTCTGGACCTTGCTCACCAACTAAATAGGCTTTACCTTTTTCAATCATGCCACCTAAAAACATAGGCTCAATTTCTTCAACACTTACAGGAGTGATTGCAGCACTTCCTGCATTGGGAATATCAGTAGTTACTTGGCCACCATATGTTGCAGCTTCAGAATCATTTGGTCCAAGGAATCCATCAGGATCGCTAAAAAAACCATCTGACCAATGCGGAGTTTCTCTTCCTAAGATTGTTCTTTCAGGACCAAGAGCTGCATTGCTCACAATAGCTCCTACACTACCAAAAGTATTAGCATAAGCATTATATGCTCCAACACCAATATCGGCTAGAGTTCCACCTAGAGCATTACCCATGTGAGTTAGTTGTTCTCCTATACTAAAGCTATCCCAATTCGGATCCATTGGTGAACCTGGGCCACCATGAACAAAACCACCGCCTGCCGCCCAATCTGCTTGTGCTTGTGCTTGTGCAGCAGCATTTGCACCAGCAATCTCTGAACCTAAACCAAAATTTGCAGCCGCAGCCGCATTGGCCGTAGCGTCATCACCATCAACATAACCTTGTCCTACAAAGTTAGCTGCGGTTGGACCAGAAAAACTTGCAAAGGTTTCTGCACTAAAAGGTGATCCGCCTATTGTAGGTCTTTGACTACCTGCATCCTCGTTTTGACCTGCAAAACCATTTGTACTACTAGTGGTACTACTAGTTGTGCCATCCTTATCTTTATCTGTATCTGCTCCACCACCACACATATAATCACATTCCTTAACTGTCGAAAAAAGCGTCTGGTTCCAAATACGCTTGTTTATAAAATTTTGGAGGTGTAGGTTCCATGTCGTAAATCCTGCTAACACAATCAATAAGATCATCGTGGACACCAAACGGGAAATATACACACTCCTCGATAAAATCCCTGGTAAGGTCATAAACTTTTTTCTCCTCGTCTATCCGTTTGATCGGTTCAGCGAGTTCAAAAGTTTTACCTTTACGTTTTTCTTTTACGGCTTTGTCATGCTTGTCATCAATTGATGTATAATGCACAACACCGTTCTTGGTTTTCCATAGAGACTTTTTATAAGCCTCATGCCACACCACTACAGGTAAGAAAAAACGACCATCCAACATATCTGGAATTAATCTTTCAACTCGGTCTTGTTTTGATCCTCCACCTGATCTTGGCCAAGCCAACTCTTTGATCTCAAAGTGTTCGTTGTCCATCTTCATCATTGCTTGAAAGTGTTCTATGTCACTTTGCATTCCGTAACGCTCATATCCAATATGAACACTTACGACCCCTTGCATTTTGATCCACCGTCTGCGTAACAACTTTAAAAAGTTCCAACGCTCGGATAAATTCATCCGATGGCGGTAACCGTCTAATAAATATTTATTTAAATTTGAATCTACACCAATAACTGCAAACGCTGTTCTATCTGATCGTGTGCCTGATCCTTTACTTGGATCACACATGATATAAACATTTAAAGTAGTCGGTCTAATTTCATATGTTCGTAACCAATCAATATCAAACATTGACTCGTTACCTGCGGCAGGATTTTGCAACATCTGCGCAGAAATAGTTGTGGGCTGTGTTTTCTTTTTTCGTTCCCACTCTTCAGGTGACAAAAAAACAGGTTCACCATCCAACTTACCATTCTTAGTAGCTGCATAAATGCGTTCTTTAAACACACCACGCTCTAACATAAAGTGATAAGTGTCGGCTAGGTGATAGCGTGTACCAATGGTCCACACTCTAGATTTATCACCTATGCCTAGGTTGTCGGATAGTTCCCACGCTTCTGTAGTCTTCTTCACCATGTCAGGTGTCGTTACACTTTCTCGTGTAACCACATCATCGTAAATTCTAAGTTGAAAGTGACGACCAGTTGGTTGTCCATCTACTAAACCCCATGCCTCAACTGTGGCTTCTTTAGGATTAGAGTTGCGTCTAACAACTACACCATCATCTTCTGACCATTTCGGAGCTTCACGTTTTTCGTTAGTCCAAACAACGTCAGGGTAGAGATGTTTTAATTTTACACTGCCTTCTAATTCTCTTTTAATTTGACGTAAAAAAGATTTTGCAAT